AACAGCGTAAGTGGCAGGTCGCAGGGAACAACTATTACGAGGGTAGACACGATATCTTGAGGAAAAAGCGCATGGCTATAGGTCAAGGCGGACAGCTTGAGGAGATTACAAACCTACCGAACAGCAAAAATATTGATAACCAGTATAGGAAAATGGTCAAGCAAAAGACAAACTACCTTTGCGGCAAGCCTTTTTCCGTACATGCGGATGATGACACATACACAGAGATTCTAGGACAGTTCTTCAATCGGTCATTTTTTAGGCAGTTCAAGAACATTACAAAGGATAGTCTTAACTGCGCTATTGGCTGGCTGTATGTAGGCTATGACGAGCAAGGACAGTTCCGTTTTAAGAGGTTCAAGCCTTGGGAGTTAATACCGGGGTGGAAGGATGCGGACCATACCGAACTGGACTATATGATTCGGCGGTATATGGTGGACGTGTATGACGGTCACGAGTACAAGAAGCAGGAACGCATTGAGTATTACACATTGCAGGGCATTGATTACTTTATGAGATATAACGGCAGTATCGTAGCGTGTGCGCCTTGGCACGAGGACTATTTCACCATGGACGGCAATAATTATAACTGGCAAAGGCTTCCGTTCATCCCGTTCCGCTACAACGACGAGGAAATCCCTCTGATTGCTAATTGCAAGTCGTTGCAGGACGGTCTTAACAAGATTGTTTCCAATTTCGAGGATAACATGGAGGAAGACCCACGGAACACGATCATGGTGCTGGTTAACTATGCCGGAGAAAACCTTGGAGAGTTTAGGCGCAACCTTGCCACCTACGGAGCTGTTAAGGTAACAAGCCGTGATGGTGTAAGTGGTGACGTTAAGACACTGTCGGTCGAGGTTAACGCTGAGAACTACAAAGCTATCCTTGATATTTTCCGCAAGGCAATCGTCGAGAACTGCATGGGATTCGACGCAAAAGACGAGCGCATGAACGGAACGCCTAACCAGATGAACATTCAGTCAATGTATAGTGACATTGATCTGGACGCATCCGACATGGAAACAGAGTTCCAGGCGGCGTTGGAACAGCTTATCTGGTTTATCAATATGCACCTTGTTAATACAGGCGTTGGAGATTTCACTGGCGAAAGCTATGAAATCGTATTTAACACGGATATGCCTATGGATGAAGCCAGCACAATTCAGAATATTAGGAATTCCGTTGGTATCCTGTCCACAGAAACCCTTATTGCTAATCATCCGTGGACGTCTGGCAATCCACAAAAAGAAATTGAACAGCTTAAGAAAGAAAAGCAGGAAGAAATTGACCAATACAGCAACGCTTTTCCACCTGTTGACACAAATAACACGCAGGAATGAGGTGGTATAGATGCCAATGCAAACAAGTGAATACTGGGCGCAAAGGTTCACACAGCTGGAAGCCGTACAGCACCAGGATAGCGTGGCGTATTACAACAGGGTTGCACGGCTTATGGAAAAGGTACAGGCTGACATCGAAAAGGACTTGAACGCTTGGTTTGCAAGGTTCGCAACTGACAACCAAATAAGCATGACAGAGGCTAAAAAACTGTTGAACAGCAAGGAGCTGAAAGAGTTCAAGTGGACGGTCGAGGACTATATCGAGGTTGCCAAGAAAGAGAACCTTTCGCCTCAGTGGGAAAAAGCCTTGGAAAATGCGTCCGCACGATACCATATATCCAGGCTTGAAGCTATCCAGTTACAGGTTCAGCAGAAAGCCGAGCAGTTATTCGGTAACTATAACGATACTATCGACGATCACATGAAGGGCATATATACAGAGGGTTACTATCATACAGCCTATGAAATCCAAAAAGGCGTAGGCTTCGGCGCTAGGATGGTCGGCATAGACGAAAAGACGCTTGAAAAAGTGGTCACAAAGCCTTGGGCGGCTGATGGTTTTAACTTCTCCGAAAGGGTATGGCGTAGTAAGTCGGAGCTTATTGATAACCTTAACACGGTACTGGTTCGGTCTTGCGTTATGGGGCAGAGCCTTGACAAGAGCGTGACCCAGCTTGTTGAGCTTACGAACGCCTTTGGTGACGACTTCAAAAAGGCACGTAGCCAAGCCGCAAGGCTTATACAGACGGAATCCGCCTACTTTGGGTCACTGTCACGGCAAGACTGTTTCAAGGACTTGGACGTGGAGGAATACGAGATCGTGGCGACACTTGACAGTAGGACGTCGGAAATATGTCAAGATATGGACGGACAGCATTTTCCTATGTCGGAATATATCGTAGGCACGACGGCACCGCCGTTTCATGTTAACTGCCGAACAACAACTTGCCCTTATTTCAACGACGAGTATTCGCAGGATGATATGAGGGCGGCAAGGGGTACGAATGGTAAGACTTACCTTGTGCCAGCTAATATCAGCTATGAAGAATGGCGTAAAAAGTATGTCAAGTAAAATATTTCCAAAAAACGACAAAGCGTGTATAATAACCGTAGGCGAACGGCTGTCCCCCTTATTAGGCTGTTCGCCATATCCCCCAATTCGACGGATGGGTGGTTTTCCCCTACGTTTTCCACCCATCCCACGGTTATAAATGCTATATAGCATTTTATATACATTGTCCTTGGCACGACGTAAAACCGCCAAAGCCAACTAGAGAATTGCCAGAAAAGGCGTAAAAATCGTATCGAAAGGATGGTATAACATGAAGCGTAGTTTTTTAGAGGAATTAGGTCTTGGAAAGGATGTAATCGACAAGATCATGGACGAGAACGGTAAGGACGTGGAAAAGGCTAAGGGTTCGCTTGCTGATGTACAGCAGGAGCGTGACGACCTCAAGAAGCAAATTTCCGACCGTGACGAGCAGCTGGAAAGTCTGAAAAAGGCAAAGGGTAACTCTGATGAGTTGCAGAAACAGATTGAACAGTTGCAGGCAGACAACAAGCAGATCAAGATTGATACAGCGGTTGAGAGGGCGTTAACAGGTGCCAAGGCTAAGAATATTACAGCGGTTAAGGCGCTGTTAAAGCTGGACGGTGCCGAGCTTGCAGACGACGGCACAATCAAGGGTCTTGCTGAACAGATTGATGCTGTTAAAAAGGACAATGATTATCTTTTCGAGGCTGACAAGCCAAAAAAGACTAAGCCGAGTGTAAAGGGCGCTACTCCAGGAGAGGGGAACGATGATAAGCCGACTGGTATTACAGCCGAACAGTTCCGAAGGATGGGGTATAAAGAGCGCATGGAGCTTTATAACAACGATAAGGAAACTTATGACGCACTTACTGGAGCGTCAAAAGAGTAAGAAGAAAGGAAGGTCTAAATGGCACAGACTAAATTAAGCAATTTAATCAATCCGCAGGTCATGGGTGATATGATTAGCGCCACTCTGCCAAAGAAGATTAAGTTTGCGCGAATCGCTAAGATTGACAACACACTTGCAGGACGTCCGGGAAACACCATTACAGTTCCTAAGTTCGCGTAAACGATATGCGCCCTTACACAGTAATGTGTATTGAATAACGCTTTTAACTTCTGGAAACCCTTTAAGAACTATCCCAACTTAAAGGCAATCAGAAGCCAAGATTTATTGAGTGATGTTTGATGGCTCACAACACTTTGCAGGCAGAAGTATTTATCACTCCGAAAGAACATTGAAACACGACAAGATGAAAAATGACTATTGTGAGTCACATAATATCCCTTTACTTCGAATCCCTTATTGGTGGACAAGGAATGATAGGGCAAGACAGGAACTTGATAAATTCACTCAATAAATAAGGTTCAACGACTATCCCGCAAGGGAGTACACGCAAGCGCGTGGAAATGGAGCGCAACCCTATGGGTTGGAGATATAGTCTCATCTATGCGTATATATAAAGGCATAGCAGTTCATAAGAGAACGGCATAGAAAGTAGCGAGTCTATGTGAAGATTTATGATATCGGGGATGCAGAGGACGTAGCCGAGGGTGTAGCAATGGGAACCACTGTACTTACTGCCAGCACAACAACCGCAACAGTTAAGAAAGCTGGTAAGGCTGTCGAGCTGACAGATGAATCCGTACTTTCCGGCTATGGCGATCCTGTCGGCGAAACTACAAAGCAGTTAACAATGTCTATTGCTTCCAAGGTTGATAGTGATTGTTACGACGCTTTAGCAGGTGCGCCACTTACATACGACGGAACAGCCGCTAAAATCGGCTATGACGGTGTTGTTGATGCCGCAGCTGTATTTGAGAGCGAGGCAGACGAAACAGAGGTTGGTCTGTTATACATCCACCCAGATCAGGAAGCTACAATCCGCAAGGATGCAGACTTCAAGGACAAAAACAAGTATGGTCTTGACGTTGTCATGACTGGTACAATCGGTTCCATTGCTGGTTACCAGGTTGTTAAGTCTAAGAGGGTTAAGCTGGTTAAGTATGCAAAGGATAACACCAACGGCACTATCACAATCGTTGCTGACGACGTAGAGGAAACAACAACCAATAAGCACCTTGCAACTATCGTTCCAAATTGCATTGATAAGCTGGTTGTTGGTGATAAGGTTGCCGCTGTTGCGACAAACTTCTACGCTTGCCCTCTGATTATCACAGGCGTGGCAGACCCTAACGAAGACCCTGCCGCTGATGCAAACGACAACGCCGCTCCTGCGCTTACAATTTACATGAAGCGTGACGTTGAGATGGAGGACGATCGTGACATCCTTGCCAAGACAACCGTATTATCTGCGGACGAGCATTACGTTGCAGTGCGTTCCAATGATTCCAAGGTTGTTCTCGCTAAGTTCAAGGCGTAAAGAGAGAGGAGCAGGCTAATGCTATTAAGACGACATAAGCTTGCGAGGATGAAAAAGCAGGCGGCAAAAAAGCCGTCTGCTGATTCTGTATCTAAGGCAAGTAAGACAACAAAGAAAGACACGAAAGCGGCGACCGACAAGGAAAAGAAGGGCGGTGCTAAGAGTGGAAGTAACGACGATTAAGGAACGGCTTTTACAGCTTGGTTACACAGCAACCGAAAGCGATGACGCGGCTATTGAGTTCGCAATTCGTAAG